GTCACGTCCCCGTCCTTCTTGCGTGCCATGCCATCACCAAGCTGACGCCCGATGATGCTGAACACGTTCTGCGCGCTCTGACGAGAGAGCTTGTCGGTGATGATGATCTTGGCACCGACCTCGGATGCGGTGAGGTCTACCGTCGTCATTCCGATGTCTTCTTCGTCGATGATGTCTTGACCATCAACAAGGTCACTCATCGACATCTGACCGACCTTGGGGACGGTCACTTGCTTGTTGCCACTCGGCAGATTGAACTGCTCGATCAGGTTCATCGCCGGAGCGTTGTGCTCCTCCGTGTATCTCGCTGTCGCGATGATGATCTTCTGTGCATTCTCTAGATTCCCGGTTGTTGCCGTCTGTGCCATTTCGGCCCTCCTTTAGCTCCCGAACGTTAGCCTGCGTGCTGCCTTCACTGCTGCTTCAGAGCGATCACCGGCTAAGTACGCATCCACAAGTCGGCCTTCACTCGTCGTAGCTTCCGCCGAACCTTGACCATTGTCAAATGTCTGCGGTTGCACCTGACCCTGCTTCAACCGACTCAACTCGGCCCGTGTGTTTCGCAATTCTGCCATACGTTTCGCTTCAAAATCCATCGCATTCGGACTCTGTGTACGGAGCAGAACGTTGATGTCCTCCACGACCTGCTTCGGTATGAGCCCGTGCTTCATGCCTAGTTGTAACGCCGCTATGTTGCGTCCCTCCGCGAATTGCAGCAATCGCGTCGCCTTCGTTTCCTGTTCCTGTGCACGGTTCTCGTAGCTCACCATCTGCCTGGTCTGCTTCCGTGCCTGTTCAGGGAGAAGACCTTCGTCCAGCAGGCCCCGCTCATACTGTTTAGCTTGCTGGACCATCGCCTGACGGCGCTGCTGCTCCTGTTCATGCATGCGCCTCTGGCTGAGTTCTTCCAACTCCATCTGGCGCTGGATCTCGGCACGCTGCTGCTCAGGAGGGATCTGCGGTGGGGATTCTGGAAGTGGCGCCTGCGTAGCTCCTTCATCTATAGGGGCCGCCACAGCTTCAGGAGGAGGGGCTTCCTCTGTTCCTTCATCAACCACTGGCTCCGGCGGAGCATCGCTCTCTACCGGCTCTGGTGGAGTGATATCCGTTACTGCTACCTCTTCCTGCGGTTCGTCTGGTGTCATCACCATTTCCTATTCCTCCTTTGACATCTCAATGTCAACATCGTCTACCCCTGCTTAGTGAGCGGCCCTGCGGGGCTGTAGGTCAGTTCATCCCGTCTCGTTATCCCAGGCCATAGCACCGTCTTGTCCCTTCCCCATTCCGGCTCGTAGTCGATACCTCTTGGTAGATCAGGAACAAGTTCTCTCACATAAAGCTCGTAGTATTCCAGGCTAGGCAACTCGCGACCAGCGGCTGTCTGGAGCCTCACTGCCGTTCTCATCTCTCCGTCATTCTCGTGTTCATAGCCCGCCTCGTACATAGCTTGTTTCCACGAGCCAGGCGCACTGTTCACGAATAGAAGTCGCATGTTCTTCAGGATCCCGCCTGATCTCCTCGCCTTTGACAAGGCACTCGCTATCGCTCTCTCTTTCGGGAAACCTCCAACGGCATTCCGTTCAGCGCTGCTCAGAGACTGGTACTGCCTGATCTCTTCCACTGAATAGCCTGTTGCGCGCGAGACATAATCTAGCACGAACGGGTGTTTCTCTAGCTCGAAGTACGATGTCTCGACGCCCTGGATACGCAAGGAGAAGGTTCCGGCATATCTCCCTGCATCGAGCATATTCTGCATCCTATCGTCGAACTGAGGTTCCAGCAGACGGATATTCTCTAGCACCGCATCCACCGCCTCCTCATTAGAAGGCACCATCTCCCAGAACTCATTCTGGAGAATATTCAGTTTGTCGAAGTCGATCTCGCCTTTCTCATCGGTGGCCTGATCGAACGTCTGCCCCCAGAGGAATACGAGGTAGCCCTTATCGCCAGGCTCAGGGATCTCCCTCTCCTCGGGGTAGAGCTTGTCGTAGAGCCCGCCTTCCATACGACGTTTTTCCTGATTCCAGCTATTCCCGTAGAGCCTTGCACGGCGTTGCCGAACCGCCTTTTTATACTCGATGCGTGCCATCGCTGGATTATTGCTCTCTGTGCCCATCGGGCCACTGAGCCACTTCTTGCTGATCCTATTCACTTCGTCGATATACGCTTCATTCGCCTCGTCTACCTGACGGCGAAGGTATCCCTGCGGGCCTCTGTACCGTCCCTTGTCTCCAAGTTCTTCTCGGACGGCCTCATCGATAACGATCTGCGGAGCACGGTTGAGGTCATCGAAAGGCATGCCGTATCGCTCCCGAGCTATTTGGTCACGGACATCGCCCCAGCCTGTGGGGCTCACCCTTCCACCGGTAAGCTCTATGAATGAGGCTAGCTGCGCTCCGACCGCTCTGACCCCAGCACGCTCTCGACCTTCCAGAAAACCTCCGATGACATACTGTTGTTGCTCGATTATCTGTTGTGGAGCTATGGGGGTAACTAACTCACTCAGATATGCCGCGGTATCTTGCCAACTAGCGACTACCCCGATATCCGGGTCTTCTCTGAATACGCCTATCGGGGCTGGCTCTCCCTTGAACGTGTATCCCGTCAAGTTGTCGATAATGAGCCTGCCTGCACCGCTGGCAAGGCTCCTGTATGCGCTCCTTACGTTCTCATGCCAACTTCTCGATGAGTTCAGGAGGTTGGAAATCGCATGGAACAGGCCGATCTCCGGCCCCATCAAGGAGTAATCCTGCCCTAAGAATCTGATGGTATAGAAATTAGGATTCGGCCTGCCGTCCACCCATGGACGCCTGTCGGTTTCATTACCAAGGGCGTGATTGATGATTTCCGTCATCGCTGTCGCAAGTCCCATCATCGTCACGAGAGCTTGCAGGGCATCCTTAGATTCCATGGTCTGCGCTCTGCCCATGCTTGTTGTAACAGGAGAATCAATAAATGGCCCACCGCCCCTGAACGGTACATTTATACGTGTTTCACCGATTCGCCCAAGAGATTCCAATGTCGGAAGGCGCATCCTAGTCGCACCTTCGGCGGCATAAACAAGTTGCTCTATGCGTGCTTTTAGGAACCGTGGAGCGAAGAAGAGAACCTCTCCGATACCACCGAACCCTTCGTCAGACCATCCCGTCATCCTGTTCGCGCTGTTCGTGATCTCTCGCAGCGCACCGGAATCGTACAGTTGTTGCATCGTCCGACCCTTACGCAGTTCGCCCATGAGAAGGTTCTGTGCCCATTGCAGTCGGAGGCTATCGCCCATAACGCCGAAAGAGATATTCGCCCTATCAACAGCAGTCCCTAGGGCTCGCAAGGGTTTGCCAGCTACCCCACGGGATCCCATCAAACGCTGCATTCCGGGGATCGTGTACTCCGTCTCGGCCCCACCTATGCGTAATCCAAACTTCGCCCACATAGTGGAGTCGAAGAGTTGCCTAGATCTCGCTTCTCTATCGAATGTCGCTATTAGCTCGTCAGCAACGTCTTCACCACGGATCATCGCCTCGATGGATACCTTCGTCGCCTTCGCCCAAAGCGTCGGGTGCCGATAGACCGCTACGTGGCCGTGTATGAAGAGAGCAGAAAAGTCCCCTGTGGCCTTCAGGGCACGATAGATCCGGTTGACCATCTTCAACCCAGGCAGGGTCAGCTTTTCCGTTCTAAGCTCACGCCGCATAGCCCTTGCAAGAGGCTCATACTCTGGAACATCTTCCATGTATGGATTGAACCGTCCCTCCCCTGTCCGTTTCTTCTTATAGCCACCTCTTAGTTGGGCTAGTTCATCTACCGTCTTCGTCACACGGGTATCAGCGGTTCTCGCAACGACACCACTGATGTATTTCTTCACGGTGGTAGCAAGTGGATCGTAGATATCCCGCGCTATCTCATTCCCCTCGGCATCGAGAAGCTTGCCCATCGCTATGCGCTCACTCTCCATTTCAGCAGGTACTTTACTTGCCTTCTGGGAGCGATCTGTCATTATCTCAAACAGATCCTCTATCTGTTCACCCATGGTGACTGGTTTACCAGCCTTATCTTTCGTGACCCCGCGCGTTATGAAGAACCCGCCCTTCTCGATGTCAGGACGGACGCGTTCTGGATCCCAGTCTTCGATGCCTTCACGCAGCATCACGTTCCATCCCGTCTGGCTCACTCGTGCGCGTCCAGTACCAGTGATTACGCGTCCTGTACCAGTAGTTTCTCCCCCTTCGAACATCTTCCGCAGGTCATCCATGAAAGCGATCTGCTCTGTCGTGAGGAAGGGCCTATAGCTATCGAGGCGGGCAGCTACATCCTGTACGGTCGGAGAGACGAGCGTGTAGCTCTTCGTTACCGCTTTCCCGTTCTCCGTCGTGGTGTGTGTGATCGCCAGGTTCTGGAGTTCTTCATCTTGGATCAGGCCGTCCTTGCCTATCCTGAACACGCGCTTCGCGCTTTGACGTACCGCCGCTGACGCTACAGCAGCCTGGTTCTCGCCCGAGCGACGTTGTCGATCCCTCATGCGTTTCGCGGTATCGATAACACTCTGTATCCCTGCGGGTCGCTCGGCAAACAGCCTCTTGCCCGTCATCTCGTCCATCCAGTCGCCGAAGGTGTTGACCGCCCTGCTCCACTTCCCCATCGCAACAGCTACCGGCTCCCTTCCGATGTCACCGGTCATCCTGACTGGCCCAGTAAAAGGCTCATCAAGCCTAAGCGGTGTGGTGCCCGGATAGCCTTTCGGGGCACTCGGTGTAGGAGGAGGCACGGGCATAGTCTCCCATGTCCTTCCAATGGAGGCATTGGTTGCCCTATGGGTTGCTCCACCTACGTCTAGGTAGTCCACATCGAGATGGGCTGATTGTTCTATCCATTCGTCCCGAGTAATACCTTTTGCGCTTAGAACTTCGGGTAAAAGCTCTTCGTACCTTTGTTTGTAGAGCCTCCCCGCAGGATCGATATCGCTCGCAAGTCTTTCCCCGGTGATCGGTGCTCGGGCATACCTGGTTGCCAGATCAGCGTCTTCTACAGAAAGGACGGGCACATCCGCGATAGCAGCATCTATGATGGCTCGTGCTCGTGGAGTACCGCTTTGGGGGAACCAGTGGTGGACGACGGGTTGGTACTCTGGAAGGATATCGGGGTCTTCAGGAAGACGCCGAACGCTAAATCCTGCATCAAGTAATGCTTGATGGGCTCTAACCCGTTCAGAAGGAAGCGCCTCTCTTAGTATGTGCTTCCCCTCGTTAGTGCCTCCCTGCCAGAAGGAAGCAAATCCACGGTATTCTGATGTCCCTATATTTGCCGCATCTTCAGCCGCAAGTTTGTTTACGGCATCATAATTTTGTTTCAGGTACAAACGCTGTATAAGCTCATCATCGCTACTTTCAGGCAGCCTATAGTCGTCGCCCAGCCTGGATGATGGCGGGACGTACCGTTGCTCAATACGTCCTGTTTCTTCTAGCTCATCTAGCGTTTTCCTTAGTTTTGCAAGATCTTGCTTGTGTTCCTTCACCGACTGAATAGCTTGCCTTTTAATACCAGCAGTCTGCCCAGGACGGCTTACGCTCCTCTGCCAGCCACGGAGTGCTTGTGTCTTCTGGCGGATCTCTTTCTTTACGCCTTCGATGGTGGTAAGGACTTCTTCCATCTGCGGGTCACCACCCGCTCGTACTGGCTGCTCTATAGCGCCAGGTGGGATACCCGGCTGTCCTGTAGTCACGGTCCTCGGCCCTAGAGGAGGAGGTCTGACGCCCGGTGTAGGGGTAGGGGGAGGTGTGTACCGAGTGGCTAAGTACGCATCCACGAGAGAGCGATCACCGGCAGTGGATGGATCCCATCCTTCGTACATATAACTAAAGGCTTCTTCGTCGGATATCGTAGGCGCTTCCCATCGCTCAAGGTGACCCATGAGTTTCATTCTCATACGACGTGCTACTGCTGCTGCATCGTCATATCGTCCTTCACCGAAAGCGATAGCGACTTCCTGAGCATCACGATGCGCCTGGTTGTACGTCGGTAGCTCTCGATACGCATTTGCGTATTCCTCTCCCCATTTACGCATCACCTCTTTAGCATCTTCATAACTTATGTCAGTGTCACGGATATTTGAACGTAATTGTTCATCTACTTCTTTAGCAAAACCATAGTCATCAGTTAGGGAATAGTAAGCCCTATCTACCTTTTCCCTTGCTGAACCAAGTGAATATCCTGGGCCGCCACCGGCTTCGACATTGCCTATACGATTGATAATATCGCCTATGGATTCGGCAAGGAATTGATGAAGCCCGGTTGCAATGCGACCTGGGAAGCGGCGGAACGCTAAGCTTTCAGGGTAGCCTCGTTGTGCGTCGGCCATTGCCGCAAATTTGTCTGCGTGCCACTTTTCGATATAGTCACGTCCGTAGAGGTGACCCGCAGCGTCTCGGACTTCAGGCACAGCCGCAGCAACAGGGGCGGGGGTA